AACCAAGTTAAATCTGGTTGAAAACCAACACCTGTAATTGAAGTAGATGTATTATTACCTGTATAAAGTTTAGTATTAAAATATTCGCTAGGTTTATTTATTGTTGTGTATGCCATAGTTTATCCTTGTTCGTTAATGTTCTTCGTACATAAAGCATAGTAACCGCTTGGTACTGTGTATTCAAAAATTCCTAAACCGCTTTCATCTGATGTTGCTGATGATACAGGTGTTGTGCCAAAATATCCGTTGCCGAAGTTACATTCAAGAGTTCCACTTCCTGTATCCCAATAACCTACTGCTGGAAAATAAAGTCCTGTATCTGTTGAAGCTGGTGCAGTTATTGTGTAAGCACCTGTGCTTGTTGTTGGGTCTGCTGAATTTTGCCAAGTTCCATTTTTACTAAAAAATAATCTATTATTATCTAAATCCATTGCTACACCAATAATATCTCCTGTTGTGTAAGATGCGTAAGTTCCTGTGCTACCACCAAAATAATATAAATTACCAGCAGAATAATACATATATTCATTTGCTCTACTAGAAATAAAATTGCTTGTTGAAGTAGGTGATGTTGGACAAATACCGATTGTTCCGTAAGCTGATGGTAAATTTGTTGCTTTAACTTCCCAATACCATTTACCTTTTGAAACACCCATTGTCGTTAAAACCTGTGCTGGATTTGTACCTGTAACTGATTTTGTGTTTCCATTACTTAAAGTTGCACCAGCATAATAATTATCTAAAGCATTTAACGTAGCAAAAACATTAGACGGAGTATCAACTGTCTGTGTTAGTGTTCCACTAACTGCAAAGTTATTTCCATTAGGCGAACTGTCTGTTCCCATTGAACCGCTATTCTCAAATTTTAAGAAGAAACCATTAGTTCCATAAGTTACTGATGGTGCAGTTTTAGGTTTCCATATTCCTGTTGTTGCATCTGTTTCGCCAAAGGTAGATGCATCATAAGCTGTTCCGTCTATAAAATGAAAGTGTGTCATTGAACCATCAAAATAAATTGATGCACTTGGTCTATTACCTATCATGTGAGTAACAGCAGAATTAGCACCTGTATCATAATTTTGTGATGGATAAGTTTCTGTACTAAAAGAAGTTTCTCTAACACCATTAATATAAATTTTTACTCTATCACTTGAAGTTGCTTGTGTTGTATCTACAGATAAAACTATATGATACCAAGCATTTCTATCTCTAAATAATCTATTTGTTTTTAAACTCCAAGCACCTGAACCACTTGCATATTGTGCAATTTCTAAAAAATCAGCAGTTTGATACAAATCACATTGAATTGATTTAGTTGCACCATAACTATCTACACAAAAAAACATTCCACCATAAGAATTTTTAACCCAAGTTGATAATGTCCAAGTTTTTTGATTTCCTGCACTGCTTGGTGTTCTTGTTAATGTTGTACTAGCCATTGTATCTCCTAATTAAATTGTCCGCCATTGTTAATTCCTACTGATACAGTTATACTAAATGATCTATCCGCAGTTTGCGATTCTGCGTCTGTTAAACGCAAAGTAAAAGTATAAGTCGTATCGCCAGTTGGACTAGGTGCTGTTCCTGTTATTGCACCTGTCGAACTATTTAAACTTAAATTCATAGTCGTTGCTGGAGTGTCGCTATTAGATGTTAAAACTAAAGGCGAAGTTACTTCACTATAAGCAACTGTACTATCTGATGAACCTGAAACTGATAAGCTAACTGTACTTCCAGCAGATACTGAACCAATACTTCCTGATGCAGTACTCCAAGTTGGTGCTTCTGAAACAGTTAAAATTGGATTTGTTGTTCTTACTGCACCACCATCATTATTTTCTACTCTAACATAATATGTTCCATTTGACAAAGTAACAGTTGCGTCTATTGAAACTGATGAACTAAATGATACTGCACTTGCTCTTGTAATTGCACCAGTTGTTGAAATAAATTCTACTATTGGAACTGAAACAAATCCTGTACCAGTAATCGTATAAGTTTCTGATGTACTAGGAGAACCAGTTAAAGATGTTGTTGTGATCGTTGGTCTTGTTACTCCACCAGCACCCCAAGTTAAACCGCCTGAGCCATTTGTTTTTAATACTTGATCTGCTGTTCCATAATCACTTGGTAATGTAAAATTATAATCTTGTGAAAGTGAACTAGGTGCTTTGAAAGTAATTGCATTTGTTCCGTTTCCTGTTGCTTCTCTTAAAATTAATTTCTTTTCGTTATCAATAATGAAATCTACTGAGGATTTATTGTCTGTGTCAGATAATGTAAAAGTTGTTCCTGTTGCTGATGTAGCTAATCCTGTAATCGTTACTGTACTGTCTAAGAAATTAACAGTATCATTATCCATATCAAAACTAGCAAATCCTACCCAAGCATCATTGTCTCTATTTCTAAATTTTAATGTAGTAGTTGTTGTATCGTACCACCACATATAAGCATAAGTCGTAGTAGGTTCTGTTGCAGATGAATTGTTTGATACGATTGCGGATAAGACGTTATTTATATCCGATCTTGTACTCGGAAATGTTTGGTTTGCTATTGTATAATCGTGAGTTGCCATTAATAACCTTTTGCTAAATAATCAAATGTTCGAGATATTACACTATTTGACGAGTCTTTGAAAGTAACATCAAAACCATTGATAGTTTTGTTTTCTAATAAAAAATAGTCTCCTGTTGCCATTCCTTGTCCTGTAACACCTACTGCATAATTAGCAGTTTTAAATGGATTTGTAAATGTTACTGTGTATGTAGTAGCACCTGACGTTATGTCATTTCCACTAAATACTCGATCTATCATATCAACAGTTACACTTGCTTGTGAAACTACTGGAGTTGTTGTTCCATCTCTTGAAATTAAATATAATCTAAATTTAAAATATCTAGAAGTATAATCTCCTATTACGAAGTTTTTAAATGCAGTATAAGTTACATTGTCGTCAGATAATGCAATTTCTAAATGAGCATTTGAGTTAGCTGGAGAGTCTCCGTCAAATGAACCTGATTTAGAATCAAATAAACCACTAGCACTATCAAATAAATCAGTAGGGTCTTCCGCATATTGAGTTAATGATGCTGTAACTCTTGCTGTGTGTATTGCACCTATATCAATGACACTAGAAAAATCATAAGTTCCATCAGCATTTAATGAAGTTAATCTTATTGCTCCATCTGATAAAGTTACGTTTGTTTTTGTTCCTGAAAATGTAGGATGTTCAGATTGTGTTGCTATGCTATTAAAGTTTCCAATAGTTGCTACATTCGTTGCAATAATTGATTCTTGTACTGAAAAATTTCCTAATTTATCAACCGCCTTAATTAAATAAGAACCAACCCTAGCTGGAACTACGATTGATGTTGCTGGTCTTGATACTTTTTCTACTAATGATACTGAGTTTTGCCAAGTTGCACCTGACGTTAATGTTGAATATCTAATTTGATAATATGCCAAATCTAAATCTGGAATTTGTTCCCAGCTTAAGTGTGCTTCTCCATTAATAATATTACAAGCAAAATCCTCAACTGTACTAGGTGGCTCTGTACTTCCTACAATTGTTCTTGATGCAGATGTATATGTTGATGAAGTTCCTAAAGCTGATACTGCTTTTACTCTAACGTCATAAGTCTCTTGGTCGATTACATTTAATACTCTATGATTTAATCCTGAGCCTTGTGCGTAGATAATATAATCTGTTGCTGAACTTAATTTATATTCTACTTGATAATAAGAAACGAAACTATTAGGAGACGCAGTTAATGCTATGTCTAATGCAACGATTACAGTTCCGTCATTATATTGAATTAATTGGTCAGATAAAGTTATACTTGCTGGTGGTTGTACAGAAAATGGATTAGGAAGATTAGTTGTAGGTATTACTGCCGCTTGTGTTTTTGTTGCCCAAGTGTAATGTGAATTTTGATGTTCTACTAAATTTAATCCTATTGTAAAATCTTCATTAAATGTTAATGATAAAACTCTAAATGGTTTTGCTGAAAATCCTAAAGAACTATGTGTAATATTTACAATATCTCCAATAGCTAAATCATAAGAATTAAAAGCAACATTGATTGACAAAGTCAAAGATTCTCTTGATCTTCTTAAAATAATTTCTGCCATTTCAGAAGCCTGATAAACATTGGTAATAGTTCTGAAATCATATCTGCCCTCTAACAAATATCCGCCATCAGCAGTTTTCATATTTTCGTGTTGATCTGCACTTGGTAATCCTGAGTCATCTATAGGTGGAAATTGAACCTCATCTACTTGGTAATTACGATCAGGGTTAACATAAGAAACTATAACTCTATTAAATTTATTATTTTTATCTGGACTAGCTAAATTGTAACCACCTATAATATCATCTTCTGTTAATGTGATTGAAGCTGTTCCTGTTGTTTCAATTATTAATTCATATTTACCAGCAGTATAAGGAAGATAACCTCTACAACCTTTTAATAATTCTCTTACGTTATCAATAATATTTATTGATGTATCTATTGCTGTATTACAATCAAAAATATTTATATCTGAGCCGCCAGAATATGGTGTTACTTGCGTTAAACAAATTTGTGAAGCATCATAAAAAGTTTGTAAATTTATTTCATTAATTGATAAACCTTTACCGTATCTTGTATTTGTTAAATAGTCTAATAAACACCAAGCTGGATTTGTAGAGTATGCCGCAGTTTGTGCAACTAAACTTGAATTATAACTAACTACTTTTTTACCTTGTACTTTTGCTTGTATTTTAGGAACTCCACTAAATACATCTTGATTCCATTTAAAACGAATAGCAAGATAGGCTAAACCTGATAGTTTATGATTTGCACCCCAGCTAGATAAAGTAGATAATAAACTTGATGATGATTGTCCGTCTGTTCCATAATGTGGCTCTACTGTAATTAAACTTTCAGAATTTTTGTAAAAATTTGTATCTGAACTATTAACTGTAACTTGTGTGTTGTCTGCTAAATCTGCTGACCAAGTAACTGTTTTATCATCAATTATTATTTCAGATATGTCAGATATTTCTCCCTCTGATAAAACTAAGGCGATATAAAGGTAAGTATTATCAGACCCACTAGTTTCTACAAAAACCCTAGTACCACCAACGAGTCTTTCTCCATATACAACTGGAATTGATGCGTCATTTGATTGTTTATTAATTAATAAACCTTTTTCAAAATTATCTTGATAGCTATCCCCAAAATCTGGAATTTCTGGTTTCTTTGGTCTAAATATCCAAGCAATCGCAAGTGTTGCCACCAATGCTACAATCGGATTTATTTTAAAATATTTTTCGGCTATTGTTGCAATAGGATTAAAAAAACTTTTAAATTTTATAAATGATTTAATTCCAGTTTCATTAATTGGTTTACCATATCCGCCTAGTTTTTTTAAAATTTTTTCTTCTTCTTTATTAATATATGCAATAAACTCATTTTTAGGTGCGTATTTATTTAAAATCTTTTTTGCTATTTTGATAAGCAATTTATCAAACCAATTATACATTATGCTCTACCCCACTTAATGTCTAATACTGTTTGAGAAGCAAAATCCATACCAACATCTGTATTAAAAAATCTTTGTTGTGATGTATTGTTTGTTTTTCTTCCATTTTTCTTTTCGAAGTCTGCCCAATGAGAAACAATAGTTAAATTTACTTGGCTATCTTTATCTGTTTCAGAAATAGAAAAATTTTCAATATTACCTTTGTATAATAAAAATGGGTCAGCAATTAAAGCATTGTTGTTATCTAATAAACCTCTATAAACTATAACTTCATCATTAATTACTTGTTCATTTAATACTGTTGAAATAAAAGTTTGATCCGCACCTGATAAACCAATATTTAAAGTTGATTTAGTTATATCTACTTCTTCTGTAAAGTTAGATACTCCTAAAACAAAATCTGATGCTGAATAAGTTCTGCTTGTTCCTGATACTGATGAGGTTAATTCAAATGAGCAATCAGTAAGATAAACAGGACTGCTAAAACCGATATGTATAAGATGGACTGGTCGAATATCATTTGTCGCTAGTTCGTTCTTGACTGCTGTTGTTAAGTTTCTCGTCATATTCCTCAAAAGTTGTTCGCTTTATTCTTTCAGACCCTTGTATCATAACACAAGAAAAAGTGCTATCTGGTGTGCTATTCTTTTTTAAATCATTTAAATTAACATTTATATCATCTTCACTAACTACTTTTTCCATCATAAAATCAGCATTACACCAATGTTTAACTAAATATTTTTTTGTCATTATAGTGCTTCTTCTACATCAATCTCAAATTGATACAACACATTTCCATTATGATCTGCACCAACAGCACCAAACTCTTGTACATCGTTAGTTAAATAAACTGTAAAAGGAACATTATCATATTGAATATTAGTTGAAGATACTGCTGTTACTAATGGCGGCTCAATTGTTAAAGTTCCTGTTGAAATATCTGCTTGATCTGCAACGACCATATAAACTTTGTCGTGATTTGCAAATTTAATAAAATCTCCAGCTTTTAATGTTCCTGTTGCACTTCCACCAATTGTTATTGATGTTGCACCAGCACTAGCAGTACCATTTGGAGTTCCTGATGCTGTTCCTCTTGCGTCCTCAATTTCTGGCGGAATAATTGTAAAGTTTTCTTTTCCTGATCTTTGCTTAATTATAAAAGCCATAAGATCGCCATATACGTCTGATCTTTTTGCAGTAATTATACTTGCAGTAAAAGCCCATCTTTGTCCGTCTATTTGTCTTGCTAATTTTTTGCCACTAACTGTTTTTGACAAAATTGTGTCTTGAATAGATTTAATTCCTAATGTTTTAAAATTTGCTGATGATATTGGAAAAGTGCCTGACATATTAAATTAAGTTTTTACTTCCTCTTTCATTTACTGCGTTATTAATTATTTGAGTTATTGTTCCTCTATTTCTAAGTAATAATTCATCAAAACCTCTTGCGTCTAAAGTATTAATATTAAAATTAACTGATACTGCACCACCGCCTGTACCTCTTGCGGCTTGTGTAATTTGACCTGAGCTATTTGGTATAAATAATTCAGCACCTTGCTCTCCAACAATCATAGGCTCTCCTTTGCTTACAGAGCCACCCTTTGCCATAAATCCTAAAAAGCCTAAAGGATTTCCAGACATAAGCAATGCGGCTCCTTGTGCTTTGTTTTTCTTTTCTTCTTCTTCTCTTTGTTTTTTTTTCTCTGCTGTCAGTAATTTTTCTAAACCAAGTTCTTGAATTAAAGCCGCAATCGTTGAATTTTTTAAAGCTACCTGTAAAGCCATTTGTAATGAAGCCTCTACTAATGCGGCTATAATTTTAATTAATATTTGATTAGCTAAATTAGCAAAACTAGCTTTTAAATTTTCTCCTAATACTATTGCTTTTGCAATTCCATCAGCAGTACCTTTAATTCCCATATCCATAACTTCAAAAAATTGTCTTGCTAAATCTACTGACTTTTTCAATGCATTCATATTCAAATCAATTATTTGTTGTCTTAATGGAGTAAAATTATCTTTCATAGCTTCGGCTTCTTTATTTGCCTTTTCCATTTCCGTAAGGATATCTCTCACAGCATCATTTACAGATAATGCTTCTTTTTCTACATCAGCAAAAGTGTTGTCTATTGCTTGTAATTTTAAATCCATTTCAGATAAATTGTCAGCAGTTTTTCCTGATGAGTCTCCAAGCACTCCAAAATATTTTAAAAGTTCTTGAATTTTTTTAATTATATAGCCTATTGTAATTGTTAATAATTTACCTTTTGTTCCAAGCATAAAGAAACCTATAATTCCAAATTCTTTTACAATTGGTGGTAATATTCCTATGACATCTAATACACCTTTCATTCCAGCTAACATAAATTGAAAAATAGGTTTTAAAGTACCAATAACTACAACACCTGATTTAACAATATTTTTAATTGCGTTAACAAAAAACAATCCTAATTTTTCTGAAAATTTTGATAGTGCTTCTCCGTTTTCTTCTATTCTTTTATTGATAACTATTAATCCACCTTTTAAGAAATCAAAAAATCCAGCACGAGAAGTTTCTAATCTAAACTTAAATAATTTATCTTGAAGCATTGATAAAGTTCCTGTGAACGTAGTAGCAAAAACTTCAGTAGCTTTTCCAAATCTTCCACCCTCTCCAAATACTTCATTAAATCTTTTTACTGTTTCTTCTGCTGTAACATTTACTCCAGCTTTAAATCCTAATAATGCTCTAACACCACGTTCTCTAAATATATCCGCAGAAGCTATACCACCAGCAAATGATCTTTGAATTTGTTCCGCAGTAGTTCTAAAATCTAATCCTGTAACAGCCGCTACGTTACCTACAATTTTTAAATTGTTTTCTAATTCTTTTGCGTCTTTAGATACAACCGCTAAGTTTCCAGAAGCAGTAGATATTTCTTCTAATGAGAAAGGTACTCTTGCCGCATAATTGACTAATGTATTAAATGCTTTACTACCCTCAGAAACAGAGCCAAATAAGAAATTGAAACGAATACCTAATTCTTCTACTTGTCTGCCAACATCAACAAATGATTTAATTGCAACACCAGCACCTATTCCTAATAAAGCTGATTGAACAGAAAATATAGTTGATCTAAGTCTAGTTAGTCCAGCTTGTATTCCTGAAAATGCCTGTTTAGTTTTATCTTTGGCTAATATGTTTAATATTAAATTTTGTCCTGCCATTATCTATGCCTTGCTTTTCTTAGCTGTTCTTCTTGCTGTTCGTGTTCTAGCATAAAATATCCCAGCCAATGATTATACTCCCAAACTTCCATTTCTAAAAGTTTAGATAATGTTATTTTTAACCTATCTGCAACAATAAGTAAATTTTTTAATTGAGGATCACTTTTTAGTTTTTTTTTACTTCGTCAGGAGTGATAGCCTGTACCATTGAAGTTGCTATCCTTGAAAGGATATCTGAATCTACTTTGTGCATTAATACTAGCTTATCTTCTAAGGTAAATATTTTATTACCATCTTTGTCTAAGCCTTTCATAATTACAATGTCTGCCAAAATACTAACGTCAGATAAATTGCTAGAATTTTTAAATAACTTGTTCTTTTCTGAAAGTGTTATTGGATTCCAATAAACAATAGTTGGATTTTCATCAGCATCTTTCCATTCAGGTATTTCAATAGATTGAACACCTAAACTTTCAAAATGAGACTTAGCTCGTTCTATAATTTTCATACAGTATTAATTATACAGTAGATTTACTTAATGAGCCTGTTCCTTGAAAAGTTACGTTTCTAGAAACTATTGCGTCCATACCATTTGTAATACTCATTCCAGTAACAATTCCTGTGCCTGTAAATGATTGATCACCAGCACTATTGCCCTCTGGTAATAATACAAAAGATATTTCACTTCCCACAACTAAAGTTTCTTGCTGTGCGTCAGCTTCATCATAATTCATATCTAAACTTCCTGAGAAAGAAGTTCTACCTGTTATGAATGATTTAGCCGCATCAGTTAATTGTGTATCTTCTACTACGTCAGCTGTTGTTTCTAAAGTGAAGCCTGTAATCTCGCCGATCGCAGTACCGCCAGCAGTTACGACTCCTTCTTTTCCGTGGTGTGTTGCCATTTGCTTTTATCCTTATTTGTTTTTGGTTTTGTTTTACTTTCTGGCTCTAGCTTATATCCAAGATTAATAAAATTTTCAAGTTGTAGTTCATTTATTTTAACTGAATAACTTCCTTTAAATAATGTTATATCTTTAGCCATAATATTTATTTTATTCTTTTTCTTCTTCTTCGTCAATATCTTCTTCAAAATCTTCTTCATCATATTGTTCATCTTCATCAAATTCATCTAAAGCACCATCGTCATATTCCCTATGCTTTTCTAACAAATCTGATACTTGCTGACACAATATAGAAATTTTATCTGTAAATTTTTCTATTTCTTCTATTTTTTTTTCTATTTTATCTAAATTTTTGTCTGCCATTTTTTATCCTATGGGTTATTGTTGTTATGTTCGTACATTACTCGTACCACCATACTAATAGCACCATAAGGAAACAAAGTACCAGCATCAGTTTCAATACTAATAACTTCTGTATCTAGTGCGTTAGCATTTCTAGTAATATCATTTTCTAAGGCAGTTTCAATAGCAGATATTAAAGCATTTCTTGCAGTATCTATATTAGATTCAGCACCTTTAACATATCCTGTAATTAAAAATTCTAAATTTGCAATTCTTGTAGCAGTCCCACTACCTAATTCAGCATCTTCTTTTGTTTCTTCTTGTGTCTGCACTAAAATTGCTGGATATTGTGCTTCTGATAATTCGTCTAGTGGAAATGGTTGTCTTGTAGCTTTCTTAATTGCTGGACTAGATATAGCCGCTAATGTAGTTAATATATTACTTGCAATGTTTTCTCTTTTACTCATATCTTAAATTGTTGTATTTGTTTTTTTAAAAATTTCTCAAAAGACTTTTGTATAACTCTTTCTGTTTTATTATTAAAGCCAAAAAATTTACGCACAGGAAGATTGCCTTGTCCTGTTTGATGCCAATAGGCTTTTTTAGCTTCTGTTTGTGATTTAAAATATACTTGTGATTTATTTTTGTTAATTACTCTATTGCTTATGGATTGAAGCATTCTATTTGTGTCTTGCAAATTAACAATTGTTTTACCTTTTTCTTCTGCATACATTTTACTATATTCTGGAAATCTTTTACCGCTAACATCATAGCCTTTATCTGTTTTATCTAAAATAATTTCTTTTAATTGAATACTAGCTTGTGCTAATCCTTGTTTAATAATGTGAGGAAACTTTTTAAAAAATTTATCAAATCGCTTTGAAGCTAGTTTTAAATTAGAATCAATTTTAAAAGAAATCATTATCTGACTAATTTTCTATAACCGTGAAGTGGTTCTCTTTCGTTAGCAACAATAGTTTGGTTTGCGTCAGTATCGTATTCAACACCATCTTCTAATATCATTCTAAATTCTTTATTAAATTCTGACATATAATACTCAGACATTCTTTCAAATCTGTCTTTGTCTGCTTCTGGTCTAAACTTAGATAAAGCTGGTGCTAAAAATCTTCCAAGAAATAAATAAACTCCTGCTCTTTCAAATTGATCTAAATTAACTTTAGTATCTACCATTTCAGCAGTATTTAAAACTGTAATGTCTGTAAAAATGTTTGTTTTATAAACTGGCCACCATTGTACTCTTAATTGTCTTAGTATGTCATTTGTTGTTTGTGCAAAAAAATTAACTGCTTCTGTGTCAGTAGAGGCTATCCCAAAGCTAAAAGCATCAGGTTGATATTTAGTAACATCTGCCGCAGTAATTACATCAGCACCAGTATAATTAGCCATAAAATTTGCCTATTATAAAATTATATAGTTTTTTTAACTTCTTTTTTAGTTCTTTTAACATTTCTTTTTACCTTTGGTTTTATTTCAACTATTGGTTCTGATTTTACATTATCCTTAATTAATTTGAAACCTCTAAAATCATATTTTGATTTGTTAATTTTGTAATCTGCGTAAGGTCTTTCAATTATTTTTTTTCCTCTTTGTAATTTAACTGTTGGTGTTTTTTCTTCTATTATTTTTAGCATTTGTTTTCCTTTTTTTTGTACCTATGGGGGATTTCTCCCCCACAAGTAATTATCTATTATTGAATAGATGAGTCGTAGTGTAATTCTACTCCATAAGTGTCGTGTAATTCACCAACACCGTATACAGCAGTTGCAACGAGTTCATCAGCTCTTAGAGAAGCATCTCTTTGAGTTTCAATTTTGATGTCTTGCATTGTTGCGATAGCAATTGCGTCTCTATGCATTGCCGCACCTTTGTAGTCTCCAGCAGTACCAGTATTAGCCATATTTGCAGTTTCAAATATAGGCATACCAGCAAGTCTTCCTACAAAGCCATTTCTTAATGCTTCATTTGCTAAATCATTACTATTTGCATTTGCAAAAGTATTAGTCAAATTAGCTTTAAGGTCATAAGCTATTTTAGGATGTAAGACTACTGCACATTCACTAATTGGAAGCGAGTTGCCTCTTAAAGTAGAAAGTGCATTAAAGATTACAGCCGCAGAAATTGCAGTAGTTCCGTCTCCTAATGTAGTAGAGAAACCATCGAATAATGCGATCAAATCTTGGTCTTGTTTTTTTGCTATTGCTTCACCGAACAATCTACCAATGTCTGCCGCTACGTTTCTTGGAGCCGCATTTCTTGCTAGGTCTGTTAGTGTAGTCATTAAACCCACTTCACTAGCTGTAATAGTTACAGATGATGGGTCAATTGCTGTGTTAGATAGATCAGTTGCTTCTGATACTGCCGCCGCAGAAACTGCTGAATAAATTGGTACTTCTACCGCTTTACCGCCACCTACGATTGAGTAATTTCTTACTAAATTTCTCATTATAGATTGTTCTGTTGCAACAAATTGAGCTTCTGCAACTATCTCAGTGTATAGTTCCGACAGCGTAGAACTTGTTGTTTCATTTGCCATTGTTGTTATCCTTTATATTTTATTTTGTTAAATTAATTTCTATCGAGCCTGAGTCTCTTTTCTTACGATATTCCGCATAAGCCTTTCGACCCTCTGGTGTAGATAGATTTATATCCTGAATATTAAAAGGTTTTACAGTTTTACCCTCAATGCTACTCTGGCTCCCTGTACCAGACTTAGACCCTTTCGAGAAATGTGGGTTAGCATCTAAAAACTCTTTAACTCTTTCTTCAATCGTTAATAGTTCTCCTTTGCTATTATAACGAATGTTATTGTTATTATCAAGTATTTCTATTCTATTATCATCGCTTAATTTAATACCGCCTTTAATCAAATCAACAACTTGCTGAGGATTAATTGCGTTTAATTTAGAGGCAACTGATAAAACAGAATTATCAATTTTTTCTTTTTTAATTTCAGATTTTAACTTAAACACTTCCTGATCCTTTTCTGCAATTCTTTGTTGCATTAATTTTTCAAGTTCTTGTTTAGATTTAGCTTCTCTAATTTCTTTTTCTTTTAAGGCTTCTTGCTCTTGTTGCTTGATTGCCGCTAATTCTTTTTCGTGTTTTCTTTTTTCAGCATCTAATCTTGATTTAATTATATTATCTAATTGCTCTTGATTGAAAGTCATAGATTTTGTTTCTTGACTTGGTGCTGTTGTTTCTGCGTTAGTTTCAACTTTGTTTTCTGTTGATTTTACTTCTGCTACTTTTACTTCTTCTGACATTTTTACTCCTATGTTATTCAGTTATTAATTCTCCGCTTTCGTCATACCAATCTGGATTGACAAAGCTCCATTGATGACGACAGTTATAACCACCTCGAACAACTAATGGGTCTCCAGCTTTTTTGCCAGTCCAATTATTGTTTGCCCAAAGTTCCCTGACTTCATCAATCGTAAACAGTCCTGATTTTCTTGTATCATATTCTCCATTTCTTACAAGCCTACAAAACTCTCTAGTAGTAGGTATGTTAGAGCCTTGATATTTTAAATAGGTAAGCCCAGCTTCCGTAGCTTTAGCAATATTTAATTGAGCATCAAATTCTCTAAGCCCATCATTTAATATTTGACCAGCATATTTCTTCATATTATCTCCAGCACGATCTCTAGCAAATTTGGATTGTAATATCTGAATGTTCTTATCTAGTCTTTGCTCAATGGCTTTACCTATGGTTGTATTCCTATCTGACTTTGCTAATTTAACTTCATCTTTTTTAATTTCATTAATAATCTTATTTGCTTCTTTGTCGTCAGACGAAGCATAAATACCATTAATAGTTTGTCTAAGTTCTTTTTCTAAATCTGTAAATTCAGCACTTGTCAAAGTAGATTGATATATTTTTTCAGATAATCTTCTTGTAAAAGTATTTGAAACATCTTTAAATTGCGTGAATGTTTGGTTTTTTAAATTTTGAATTAATATTAAATCAGGCTCTGTTAATTGCTGAAATTCTTTAGGTATTCTTCCAACCTTTGTAAATGCTCTTTCAATTCTTTTCGCTTGTGCATTATAGCCCTCTCTAACAACTGTATCTGCCCAACCTAAATATTCTCTTTCAAGTATGGCTCTTATCTTGGGTCTAATTGATATTGCTATTTTTAAATCAAATAATTTACCTAAATCATCACGAGGCAATTCTCTACCAGCTAGAGATACTATTTGTTTTTCAATTTTGTCTAAAGTTTTAATTAGTGTTTCATAATATTTAGCTTCTGCAATTTCAATTTGCCTAATACGATATTCGGCTACTTGTTTTACAGTATCTACCATTTGTCATTAGATTTGTTCTTGTTGTACAGCTTCTTCTGCTTCTTGTACTTCGTTTTGAGTAAATTGTCCAACTTCACTACTAGCTTCTATTTCGTTATAAATTTGATTTAATAACATTTCATCATCTACTACTGCTTTTGCAATTTCTTTGTCTATTTCTTTATTCAAAGTAGAAGATGGTACATTAATTGATTTAGCTTGTTGGTAGAAAATTAAATCAGAAGCATAATCTCTAATATTAAAGCTATCAGGATAATTTATTTCTCCATCAAATGTTGTGTTTTGATATTCTGCGTACAGTTTAAATAATTGTTCTTCTGCTAATTCTAAATTGTCAGCTTTTTCAGATAGTCTAGCATTTAATAATTCAAATTCAGTTTGTAATGCTATTCCTGATGAGACTTGTGTTTTTGTAGTTCTTACTGCTCCTGTATGTGCAATACGATTTATTGATTCTACTTTTTTAGCGATAGAATCCATAATTGCATTTAAGTTTTGACCTGATGGTTGTAATAAATATGGTTTAAGATTTGAATCCATTTCGTCTGGCATTTCAATTACAGCACCAGCACCAGCAGAAGCATTTACTCCAGCAGTTTTAACTAATGATGGGTGGTTTGTTAATCTGATTAATTGTTCGATTTCTGAAAATTCATTATAGATTGATCTTTGTAAATCTGCTACGTCAACAAGGTCAGATTGACCAATGCCTCTTTTATGGGATTTTGCATTGTATAAAATAACTGCTGGTATTTTGCCAATCTGATTATCGACAGTATCTATCACAACAGGGTCAGACGTTTGATCTTCAACATACACAGTTTCAACTCTATCTGTGTACCAAAGACGCATATAAGTTCCGCCTTTTCTATCTACTTCTTCTCTGACCTTTAAATAATCTAAAACATATTTACCATTTAACATTCTTTTAAAATTCCAGTCTAAAACATTTTCAGGAGTAATTATTGAAACATAAGGTCTAATATCTTCTTCAATTTCTTCTGCTTTTGTGTTTGTTCTAATTGGTGGCTTGTCTAATATTAAAAATACGTGTCCATAAATTGAGGCATAATTTTGTGCTTGTTTAATTACTGTGTTAAAATTGTTTCCATCTAAATCTGCATCTTTTAAAAATCTTTCTAAAGTAAGTTCATCTTGCATAGAACCAAAGTTTCTGCTTGGCTTTGATCTAAATAAAAATGATGAATAAATTTGAACAATGTTTTTACAATGATTATCACAAGGTGTGTTTGCTAGTCTTTGATTGAATTCGTTATCTAATTCAAGATTGTATCTATTAAGATATTGACCAACCATATAATCATAGCCGCCATTATAAGACCTAATGTAATATTCCCAATTTGTAACATTCTCTTTGTAGTCTTTGTGAGTAT